ATGTTGAAAGCAGAAGAATTAAAACTAGTATCTGAATGGGATAAAACTTTTCCAAAAAGTGAAAAAGTAGATCATGAGAAAGTGACATTTGTAAATCGTTATGGAATCACACTTGCTGCAGATTTGTATAAGCCGAAAAATGCATTTGGGAAATATCCAGCGATTGCTGTAAGTGGACCATTTGGTGCAGTCAAAGAACAGTGTTCCGGACTGTATGCACAGACGATGGCTGAAAAAGGATACCTTACTATTGCATTTGATCCTTCTTTTACGGGGGAAAGTGGAGGCAATCCAAGATACATGGCTTCTCCGGATATTAATACAGAAGATTTCATGGCTGCTGTTGATTTCCTTTCTGTTCGGGAAGAGGTAGATCAAGATAGAATAGGAATCATTGGAATCTGTGGCTGGGGTGGGATGGCTCTTAACGCAGCTGCACTCGATACAAGAATAAAAGCAACGGTTGTATCTACCATGTATGATATGACAAGGGTAAATGCGAATGGGTACTTTGATTCTGAGGACAGTGAAGAAGCACGTTATGCGAAGAAGCAGTCGCTGAATACCCTCAGAACACAAGAATACTGTAAAGGCGAATATTCCAGAGCTGGTGGTTGTGTTTCTCTTCCGGTTCCAGAGGATGCCCCTTTCTTTGTAAAAGATTACAGTGAGTATTATAAAGGCAGATGTTATCATAAAAGAAGCCTGAATTCCAATGATGGCTGGAACAGTATTGGATGTATGTCATTTATGAATCAGCCAATATTAAAGTACAGTAATGAAATCCGAAGTGCAGTCCTCATTGTTCACGGAGAAAAAGCACACAGCTATTATTTTGGAAAAGATGCTTATGAAAATATGATTAAGGACAGCAAGTACACATCCAATAAAGAGCTGCTAACAATTCCAGAGGCTGTTCATACAGATCTTTACGATAATCTGGATGTAATCCCATTTGATAAAATCCAGAAATTTTTTGAAGAAAACGGAGTTGGTTAATTATGGCAAAGGTAAAGAATGCAAAAGTTATTGTCTATGCAACCCCAATTTATTATTATGAGATGTGCGGTCAGATGAAAACACTTCTTGATAGAGTGAATCCTTTATATTCGGCAGATATTTATTCAGAGATATTTTTATATGATTGCAACTGCGGCAGAGAATGAGGAAAGTGCATTTGAGAAAGCCTATAATGGGCTGCAAGGCTGGGTAGATTGTTTTGAAAAGGCTTCCTTAAAAGGCATGGTCGGTGGCGGTGGAATTGATGCAGCAAATATAGCTGAAGATCATGTGGATATAATGAAGAAGGCATATGAACTTGGAAAAAATTTATAAGTTGATAAAATAATTCTAATTATTAAAACTAATAGTAATGTTAGAGTCCACTTGAAACAGGGCATAAGAGCGAACATAGGATGACCCCGAAAACCCTTGAAAACAGCCACTTTTGGCAGAAAAGAATGTGATTTTATGGCAAGACCAAGTTTAGCAGAAAAGGATATTTTGAATCCTTCTGAGGCAATCGACTATTTCGTTCTGAGCCGAAGAAAATTCTATGATTTATTGAAAATACGGGTGGAGTGGATTTCTTGGCATACTACGGAGAACGCAAGCTGATTCTTCGTGTTGCATTTGAGAATATCTGCTGCACCATCCAGAGCTGAGGAGGCGAGGCTAATGGCAAAGGCAGAAGAAGATGCATTCCTGAATGGAAATGGTACAGGAAAACCGACAGGTATCTTCGATGCCACTCATGGTGAACATCTTCTGAATACGCTGTCTGCAGGCATCAAGTCTGACGATATGCTTGATCTGGTCTATGGCCTGAAGCGTCCGTATCGTAAAGGTGCTTCCTTCATCATGAATGATGGAACACTGGCACAGCTCAGAAAACTGAAAGACAACAATGGTGCCTACATTTGGCAGCCATCTTATCAGGCAGGGGAGCCGGATCATGTGCTTGGTTATGAAGTACATACTTCTGCGTATGCTCCGAAGGATGCCATTTCCTTTGGTGACTACAAATACTATAATATCGGTGATCGTGGTTCCAGATCTTTCAAACAGTTGAATGAGCTGTTTGTCGGAAATGGTATGATCGGTTATGTAGCAAAGGAACGTGTGGACGGAAAACTGATCCTGCCGGAAGCTGTTCAGATCATGAAGCTGAAAGGTGCGGAGTGATCTGAACGTTCTCCTTTATCATAAGCCATGATTCCTAAACCTTCCTCCTATGCCTAAAAAACTAAACCCTGTTTACTCTAGGCAAACAAGGAAAAAACTGTATAATAAAGGTATGGAGAGGAGGTTTTTTCATGGTGTACAAGTATGAAAAACTGGGAGAAGAACTAATTAAGATATTGAAACAGCGGAAGAAAAATGGAAAAAAGACAACTGTCATAAGGGCATCCGAGGTGAAGCATCTTCTGGATGTAGAGAAAATATGCGGACCGTGTTAGCATGAAAGATATCCCATGATCTGTCAGGCTATGGTGTATGCAGCAGACAGATTTCAGGGAAAACAGATTGCAGGGGTGTATCAGAGTTCTACTTTCACTGTGGAATATCAATTGAGTTTATTTTAAGAAGAGTCAGACTTGTGTGTGAAAATGCACAGGTCTGATTTTCTTTTGGGGGTGATCGCAGTGTTTCTGACACTTGAAGAAATGAAAAATTATCTCCGGGTAGACCATGAAGAGGACGATGGCCTGCTTACTGATCTTCTGAAAGCATTGGAAAGGCTGTGTATGGACATCGTCCGGATGGAAGATCAGCAGGAGTTTGAACAGAGCCCGAATGCCAAGATCGCTGTGCAATATGCAGTGGCCTACCAGTATGAACACAGGGAAGAAGCAGACCACCATGCACTTACACTGACTCTTCGGGCTTTACTTTTTGGGGAGAGAAAGCCGGGGTTCTAAGATGGAGGTTTCACTTTTTAATGTGAAGATTACCTTTCAGGAGGCATTGGTGGAGTCAGACGAGATTGGTAACCGGACAAATACATGGAAAGATTACTATACCTGCCATGCGACTGTGAGAGGGGAGAACGGATCAGAGCAGAATACAGCCGGACAGACAGTGGAGGACGGAAAAGTAGACTTTACCATCCGCTACTGTAAAAAGGCAGCAGGGATAAATTCAACAGGATTCAGGATTTTATTTCAGGGGGAGATTTATGACATTTTGGGTGTAGATCATAAGAACTACAAAAAGAAATGTCTGAAATATAGCTGCCGGAAGGTAAGGAGATAGCAGTGAGCGATAACGTGAGGATAAATCAGCTTGCAGAAGCTGTGATGAAAGGACTGACGGAGTATGCGGACCTTACAACAGATGATATGAAAAAAGCTGTAAAGTCAGCCGGAAGAGCTGTTCGAAAAGAGATTGAAGCCAATGCTCCGGCAGATACAGGGAAATACCGCAAAAGCTGGAGGGCGAAAACAACAAAAGAAACGTCCAATTCACTGGAGGTTACGGTGTGTTCCCCGACAAAATATCAGCTTGCCCATCTGTTAGAGCATGGTCATGCCAAATGGGAAGGCGGCAGGACGAAAGCACAGCCACACATTGCTCCGGCAGAGGAACTTGGAGTGAAGCAGTTGGAGAAGGAAATCGAGAGGAGTCTGCGCAATGGATAAAATTCTTGCAGTGCTGCAGGCAGCAGGAATCCCTTTTGCGTATGACCATTTTGCAGAGGGGGAAGCGGTGGACCCACCGTTCATCTGCTACCTGCTTCCGGGAAGTGATAATTTTGCTGCTGATGGGAAAGTGTACCACAAGATCAGCAGAGTGAATATTGAGTTATATACAGATAAGAAGGACTTGAATGCAGAACAGAAAGTGGAGGATGCCTTGGACGCAGCCTCCATTTTTTATGCGAAATCTGAGTTATGGATCGACAGTGAGAAGCTGTACGAGGTCCTTTACGAGATGGAGGTTTAGAGGATGGCCAATAAGAAAAACAAAGTAAAATTTAATATCTGTAACGTGCATTATGCCAAGATCACAGTTACAGAGGAAGGCGAAGTGACATTTGCTACTCCGGTGGCTATGCCTGGTGCGGTATCCATCAGCATGGACCCGACAGGAGAACCGGAGTCTTTCTACGCAGATGGCATTGAATATTATGTGATCAACAACAACCAAGGATATGATGGTAATCTGGAACTTGCCATGATTCCGTACTGATATCCTGAAAGAGGAAGCGGATGCCAATCAGGTACTGGTGGAGAATGCCAATTCCGAAACAGGCAGCTTTGCTCTGCTCTTTGAGTTTGATGGAGATATCCGTAAAATTCGTCATGTGCTTTACAACTGTTCTGCATCCCGTCCGACCATTGAGTCCAAAACCAATGAGGAGGATAAGGAAGTACAGACAGAGACGCTGACCATTAAAGCCAGACCAATGGCAAATGGCTATGTCAAGGCAAAGACCGGAGATGCAACTACAGAAGCAGTTTATAAGGCTTGGTACAACAAAGTCTATGAACCGACTGCCGCTTCAGAATCAGAACCACAGTCTGTGAAAACAACAAAAGCAGTGAGCAAGTAGGAGGGCGATATGGGAATCAGAAAGGATATTGAAATTGACGGTAAGATGATTGCATTCAAGGCGAGTGCAGCCATTCCAAGAATTTACAGACTGAAATTCCAGAGAGACATCTATAAAGACCTGTCTGTGTTAGAAAAGAGCATCGGTGATGGGGATGCGAAAGCATCCAATTTGGATATGTTCTCTTTGGAGATGTTTGAGAACATTGCATTCATCATGGCAAAACATGCTGATCCGACTATCCCGGACACACCGGAAGAGTGGCTGGATCAGTTCAATACATTTTCCATCTATCAGATTCTGCCACAGTTGATTGAGCTGTGGGGACTGAATGTGAAAACGGATGTGGAGGCTAAAAAAACTTCGCCCAACAGAGCGTGAAATGACAACACCTCTGTTCCTACTTCGATGTATCCAGTTAGGCTTGTCCATGGTTGATCTGGAGCTTCTGTCCATCGGTCTGATTAATGACATGTATGCAGAAAGCAGAAATGATGATTACAAGTATGCAGAACTTGCCACTCAGGAAGATTTTGATCGTTTTTGATTGAAAATATCGTTATCTTTTGATATATTTTATTAGGAATAAATTGAAAATATCTTAGTGTGAAATTTGGACCGATGAATTGCATGAAGTATGCGCCAATTTGAAATAACAAATATTTTAGGAGGTTGAAGAATGAAGGCAGAGTGGGTAATGGTAATAATAACAACTATATACGTTATAGCTACAATAGCAATATGTTTTTCTAATTTTAAATCGGCAAAGATGGCCCAAAAAGCTAATGAAATCAATATGATTTTATCCATATTGGATACAGAAAAGAATAGATTATTTGAAATAAAAAAAGCCTTAGATGAATTTGAACAAAGTGCAACATTACGGCACCAAGTAATTAATACATCAGAGAATGGTATTGAGCAACATGTTAAGATTCAGGATAGTTTTACGTCTTTATTAAGAAGTCTTTTACTTGAAAATGATGTTAATAGTCCCGAATATCAAAAAGTACTTTATTGTGCAAATTGTCTGTATAATAATGCTCTCGAATTAAACGAATGGTTTAATAAAGAATATAAAGAAAATGAAAATGATAGCTTCCCGGAAAACTTAGAAAAATCTCGAAGAATACAACAAGAATTTTGTTTAACAAAAGAGAATTATATTCTTTATCGAGAACGAAAATTATCTGAGCACTTTAATTGTAAAAAACTTGAGGAAATACAGAAGTATTATTGTACAGTTGATTTTGATCGAAAAATTGTACTTGCGAAAACTCAGAAATAA